GTTAAGTTCACTAGGCGCTCTCGCAAAGCGTGGAGATCTGAGGTTGTGCTCAACCCGCAGATTTTCGTCAACTGCAACTGGAGGAAGTCTGATGATTCCCTACATTTCAACTGTCCAATTCTCTGATTTTGCCGATGTTGTAGCAGAAGATAAGAAGGCCAGTCGCACATATAATGTGCGGCAAGGCCTTTACTGTCATGGTCATACGGAGAAAGGGGATTGTGGATCACCCTACGTTTTACACAATCCCCAATCACGAACAAAAATTCTGGGCTTGCATTCCGCTGGCTTTGCTAAGTCAACGGAAATCTATGCTCAGACTTTGACACAGGAAGATCTAGAAAACATTCGACCAGAGACACAAGGTGGTGGAGTTTCAACTATCTATCCTTCAACCAAGATTGCTATTTCCCCTCTTCCAAACTCAGTTGCAGTGGGAACTGTACCTGTAGCCCCTAATCCTACCAAAACTTCCATCATAGAGAGTCCTATTCATGGGTGTTTCCCAGTTACTACAGCGCCGGCTGTAATAGCCCATCCAACAGAAAACATTCTGATCAAGAATTCTCTAAAAGTGACAAAGAACACAGTACTCTTGCGTGAAAGTCTTATTGATGTGTGTGTACATGATGTCAAGCGTGTCTTGAATTCCAAAGGGTGGAGTGATGCTGAAAAGCGGATCTTGACCCATGCGGAATCCATAACGGGCTTGTGTGAATCTCATTTCATTAAACCAGTGAACCGATCAACATCTGCAGGATATCCTTATTCTCTCCATAGAAAGTCAGGTCGCATTGGAAAACGCACTTGGCTTGGAGAGGATGAGTATATCGTCGATGACCCTGTACTTGAGGAGCATGTTGAGACTATCATCCATCACGCACGACGAGGTGAAGTGCGTGCAGACCTTGGTATTTTTCAGGCAACTCTCAAAGATGAACGACGACCAAAAGAGAAAGTTGAGAAGTTGAAAACGCGAGTATTTGCAGCTGCAAATCAAGCACTTGTGCTTGCTCAGCGTCGATATTTCTCAGCCTATCTTGATCATGTGATGCAGAACCGGATAACGAATGAAATTGGACTTGGTACAAATGTGTATTCTTTTGATTGGCACCGTATTGTTATGCGCTTGAACAGGGTTGGTCATAAGATCATCGCTGGTGATTTTTCCAACTTTGATGGCTCACTTAATTCGCAATTACTAGGTCGTATTGCGGAGATAGTGAGCGATTGGTATGATGATGGCGAGGAGAATGCTCGGATTAGACATGTGCTAACCGAGTATCTTTTTAATGCCTTTTGGTTGATTGATGGAACAGTTCTACAGCTGAACCACTCTCAACCTTCAGGCAATCCCTTGACAACTCTTATCAATTGCGTGTACAATATGCTCATTTTCAGATACATCTATCTCCTTGCTCTTGAGGATAATGGTTACCCTCTTACTCTATGTAACTATTCCTCTAGAGTTGCTTCCATCTTTTATGGTGATGATAGTATTTGTGCCATATCCAACACTGCTATAGAGTGGTTTAACCAGCACTCTATCACAAAGTATATGTTGCGAACTGGTCATGAGTATACAGATGAAACCAAGTCTGGAAATCCTCCTCCTTATCGAGATATTTCTGAAGTGACTTTTCTTAAAAGAGGTTTTGAGAATAAGTTGGGTTTTTGGCAAGCACCTCTATCCAAATTGACAATTGAGGATATGTGTATGTGGTCTCGTAGTGGTATAGAACCCCAGGAGGCGATGCATCAGACGACGCGTATAGCTAGTTTTGAGGCCTCGCTTCATGGAGAGATGTACCATAATGAGTTCTGCAATACAGTGC